CAATAAAGGGTATTAAGTGCGTTTTGCTGCCAAAGCTCCCTTTTTAGCTTGTGCTTTCTGTTTTGATTTCTTCTTAGCTGCTAGTCCTGAGGTAGGATCATTACGCATCTTTTTAATCTTAGGCTTGCTAGGAGATACTAGTCCACCATAGTTAAATGATTTACCTGTTGTATTTTTTCCAGTAGTACCAGAGTTGACTTCACCCCCTTTAGTCTCATTTCCTTTAGAATCTCTTTGCCTTTCACCTTTTCCATCACCACCACTATTAACAGTAGTCTGAGATTGCTGCCGTCTATTTTGATCATCTAAAAGGTCTTGTGTAGCAGCATCTTCTGCGGCTTTACGTACAGCTTCTTCTCTAGCTACCCTATCCACGCCAGCTTTTTTCTTAGCGGCTGCTATTGAAGCTGCGTCTTGTTTAGCATTATTATCTTTTACTGCCTGTGCTGCTTCTGCTTCAACTTTAATTAAATCAGCTTGTATCTTTTCTTCTTTCCTAGCTGCGGCTTGCTTACGTGATATTTCGTCTAAGGTTCTTTGCTTCTTATCTTGTTCATCATACTTGTTACTTATAATATCTGCTGCTGTAGGTACATCTGTATTTAAAGAATCTTCTGGTATACTTTGACCATATGCAGTTACACCAAATAAGGCAGGAATAGATTGCTGCTCTTGAAATAACTTCCTTTGAATTTCAGATTGGGTCATACCTTCAGCATTAAGTTCTCCCATACGACTGACCCAGTGAGCCTGATTAAACTTAGGTACTTTAAACCCAGTAGTAGTAGGTTGATTTCCTACTCCACCATCTTTGTTTTTAAAAGGAGAAGCTTCAAACAAACTACCAAATGAAGTTAATAACTTAGTAGCAGTTGATTCCTCTTCATCCGACATAGACCCTGTAAGAAAACCTGTTAGCATACCTAATGGATCTAACGTAACTCCTTTGGCGATTAATGCGGCAGCTTTAGCAATATCTGCTAGAGTAGTAGGATCAGTTGAGTACATAGATTCATTATCTATTTCAATAACGCCTCGCCTATTATTAAGGGTGTCGGCAGTTTTTTGTGCAGCAATGAGCATGTCAGCAGAAGACATACCCTTAGTCATAAACGAATCAGGGCCACTAGGATCTCTAAATCGCTTGTCGTATATATCTCTTGCTTGTGGGGTTAATGATTCGTACAATCTGTTAACACCTGCTTGTGATAAGTCTGCACCTGCTAAAGCAGATATATCTTTAATACGCTCCCGTTGAAGTTGATTAGACACCACAATCTTTGCATCACGTTCTTCTCTACCACCATTACGTGCAAAATCCTGTGCTGTACTACTACTACCTGTGTCAGGCCCAGATACTACATCTCCCTCTACAGGTGCTACAGGAGTCTCGTCACCTTCTGCAGGTTCTACATAAATACTGTACCCCTCTGGTATTGCTTTTAATGGCTGACCTTTTAGAGTAGGTATATTTATAAATTCGCCAGCAGCGTTAACATACTTTACCTGTTGAATTATATCAGGCGAGTTAAACTTTCTACCTACATAAGATTCGTAGGATGGTAGCTCAACATCTCCACCATCATCATATCCACGAACAGAGCCGCCCTTAGCAAACTGCTGAACAGCACCATCAAAACCCTCACTGTCCATACCATCAATAAGTGCATCCATCTCCATTGACTCGTCCATCATAGGATCTTCCATAATAGGAACAGGTTGACCACCCATCTGTCCGTCAGCTTCCATATTAGCAAGTCCAACCTTAGCTGACTCTCGCATCTTCATAAGTTTCTCTAAACCAATGTATCGTACAACATCAGCAGGAACGACAAACTCACCTTCACTTAGCTGTGCTGGAACATCATCTCGCACCTCTTCTGCTAAGGAACCTGCGGGAACTTCATTTCCTGATACAGGATCTACAGAAGCACCATCATCTAAAAATCCACCTTCTGCATACATACGATTTTCTTTGTTCACGCTGCCCCCTTGAGCAAAGTTACTATTAATTTTATCCCAGATAGATTCGTTATTTGTCATTGTTTACACGCTCTCGTAAATACTTTAAAGATCTTAATGTTTGAATAGCACCTTGGGCTTGAAATAGTTCTGTACTATTTGTAGTCTGTTCCATTTTTCGGTGCTGTTGCTCTATGAGGTAATCCATGTATTCCAAGAATCCCTCCCAAGTATCTTTGTTGTTACATAGGGGCTTCAGTAGGGGTAGGTTCATTTCCACTAAATCCTTGTTCTCCTGGCGTTGGTACTTGACCAATTCCAATGTTAGCATTACCTGCGCCCGTAGGGTCAGCAGGATTAGGCGCACCACCAGCAGGAGCAGCAGCAGCCTGTGCTTCAGCTTGTTGCTTCTGCATTACCATAGCTTGCTCTTGTGCTTCTTCAATGTTGTTAGTTACCTTATCAGGATCTAGTTCCATTGACTTTGCAATCTCACGAATGATGTACTGAGACTTCATCCAAGGTGCCAAGTTAGGATTAGCACCTACTTGTAAGAACTGCATTAAGCGTTGACTACGTACTTCATTAGCCATGAGAGACTCAGTGCCACGGGCCTTAACCTCTAGGTCACCCCGAATGCTAGAGTCAAAGTCAAACTGCATATTAAAGTGAAAGAAACTCTTACCCATTGGGCCTAATAAGTAATCATCAATGTTCTTGATAACAGTCTTTACACCACCAGCAGCAGCATTCATCAACATACTGATACCAGAACTAGTACGACCTACACCTGTAACACCTGTCTGTCCATGTGAGAAAGAAGGTAAGCCTGTAGACTCGTCTGCTAGTTGTCGTGCCTTATCAAATAGCTGTAAGTTTTCTTGAGACACGTTAGGATACTTAGTACCAAACAATGCTTGGCCTGGCGCACCGCCTTGCCTACGGAATACTTTTCCTGGATATAGCTGCATGTCTTGGCCAGGAACTAGGTTAGTCTCGTCAACTTCAAAGATTAAGTTACCTGATAGCACAGCGTTATCCACAGCCATACGCATGAAACCATTCATAAGAGTCTGTGTATCATCCATGTTCTCTGCCAGTGCAATACCGAACAGTGAGTATGGGTTATGCTCATATGGCACAGCGTAGTAAGGTAGACGCACTGGCTTGAATGGATTAAGCACTGAACGAATTACACGATCATTACAGATCCAGATGTTAACCTGCAGTTCATCCGCAGACTCTAACTCTTCTGGTATCTCAATGTCATGCTCTTCAATGGTCTTCATGTCCATCACGCCCCAGTACTCTAGTACTTCAAAGCGATCTACACCTGAGTCTGTTTGGTAATCCTGTAGATCATCCTCCCAATACTTCTTAACGTAGCTCTCACCTTGGGTGATAACATCTTCAATAACATCGTTACGGAAAAAAGGTCTGCGCTTAAGATCCCGTAGCTGACTGCGATTTAACTTATGACGTTGAATAGAATACTGGCAATCACTAATAGAAGCAGCATCAGGATCTGGATAGAAGTCCCACACAGATACGTAAGATACCTTAGGAACAGTCTTAGTCACTGGAATGTAGTTACCTTCCGCATCCCAATCAGGATACTCCTTGTCTACAGCCATTGGCCCTTTCATGATACCTGTGCCAAACAACGGCATCTCAAATGCAGCAGAGCGTAGTTGCTTAGTTGCCTCTGATTCATCTAGCTGGTCATGAATCTTCTTCTCCATGCGCTTTGCAGCAAGCATGGCAGGGTTATAGTTAACTGAGGTAGGAGATGAACCCATACCTTCTTTAAGATCTTTACCTTCTAGCTTCTCTTCTAGTGGGCCTAGCTTTAGGGAAGACTCAGTGGCACCAGCAGGTAATTCTTTACCATCACCAGCAAATCCATAGGGAGATTCTGTTTCTTCCTCACCTTCCCCCATAGCAGCCATAGGATCATAATGTACATCACCTGCCACACCTTCTGGTAACACAGTAGGATCTACAGATAAAGGAAAGCGACCTGCACTGAATAGTACATCAGTAATCTGACCATAGGCAGCTAGTACCTTTGTCTTAGTTACCTTAATAAATACACGGGACTTTTCAGCTTCCGTGAACTTAACAGACTCACTGTATACTCCACGATAGTTCTTGTAGTTACGCAGCCACTGTTCTTCATACTGCCTACGAGAAGTTTCAGCTTTTGTGAAGCGTGTGTTTACTATATCGACTAGTCTACTAACGTACAGCTTCTCTTCTGATGCCTCAGTGACATCTTCTAATGCTGCAGTTTCTGTGCTTAGTTCTGGAATTTGTTCTTCTGCCATTTGTTACTCACAAAATGTTAAGTTAATAGCCCATCACTGGGTCTGCTAAGTACTGACTGTTGGGTCTTGCTGCTGCAGGATCATAATCAAATACACCAAATCTAGGACGAGACATAATCCCATATCTAAGTGCATCATATAAATGATCGTGTGCGTAATTAGTATCTATATCTTCAGCATTCTTTTTATCTAAAGGTATAGTCGGTAGCTGTGATATTAGGTGAGTACAGCTATTAAATATAATCATACGAGGCTCTTGGGTGAACTCGTCTACCTGTAAGCGTCTGTGTAATTCATTCTTGCCTGATACTCTTGTACCCTTGGATCTATCTGATGGCCTCCACCGACAGCCCTTTACAACCATACGTTCAGCTATACTAGGGCCAGTGTCACCACGTTTATGCCAGCAGGAAGAGTCTAGTACCCCATACTGTATAGGGCCGTCACCTTGCTCTGCTTCAAGTATCATATCAGCCAAGTCCTCAGCTAATACCTTTGATACATACATCTCTCTGTATACAATTAACTGCTCGTTAGGTGCTACAGCGCACCAAACAATTGCGGAGTAAGAGCCATAGCCATAGTCTCCACAACGGAATTTAGTCCAGTTACGGGGTATTTCAAACGATTCCACCACATGTATAGACCGATTAAACTCAGGGAAAGCTGCACCTTCTGCAATGTCCCAATCGCCCTCCAATAGTTGTCTACGCTGTTGCTCAGGTAATGATAATAAGTTTGCTTCATAGTCGCCTGTCTCAGTCAAGTAAGGATTATCGGATAGCTTTGCAGGAATAAACTTCCTACGAAATAGTGCTTGTCCTTCCTTGGAGTGACCTACTGGATACACCATTGGGTGACCTGTCTCTGAATCAGTAGCATCAAAGGCTTCCCCATATGGAGCAGGGTCAATGAACATCTTCTTTACCCAAGCATGTCCACGACCTCCTGGGTTTGTGGATGCTCTCATGTAAATTGGAAGTTCGGGTGCAGTACTACGTAATCTTGATCGTAGGTAATCCCATGCGTAGGATGTACCCCATTGTGTAAGTTCATCAAACCCTACCCAAGAAAAGGATAGACCTTGGTAACGTGATACGTCATCATCCTTGTCTAAGTAGGAAAACCAAAGTCTTCCACCTGACGGAGCCGTCCATGTCATCTTACGCTCTGACCACTTAATGCCTGGAATTATCTTAGGGTATAACTCCTGAGACTTCCAGATTAACTCTCGTAATTCTTCTGTTGTGTGTCGTAGTATCAGTCCTGAGAACTGAGGGTGTGTAATGTAACGCAGTGGGTCAGCTAACATTGCGTAAGACTTGCCCCCACCTGCACTGCCACCATACAACACTTCTCTCTCACCAGCAGCAAGGAAGTCCGTCTGTGGCCCTTCGTTAGGTGAGAATATAATATTCTGTTCAGCAACATCTACTTCTTCTAACTGCTCTGCTAGGGCTATGGTGCTAGGTAAATCTTCCGTCTGCAAAGTTTCTTGCACCTTTTCTGTGCGCTTCGTACTTTTCCGCAATCGCTTTGGCTTTGGCGTACCTTTCGGCCCAGTAGTTTGCGCTTCTAGCTTTAGTCTTGTTCTTCCTGTCACTATCTTGTCTCTTCTTTAGACCCATGTGAGAAATGCTACGCCCTGACTGTGTAGTTAACCATGCGGCTACTTCACGATAGGAGTATAACCTTAGATGCTTCTTAGCTTGTTCAAGTAAGTCTAGTTCATCTGGTATAGGTATTAGTATATCGTTATCATCTTCACATAGAATGTAGCCAAAGGGTACAGTCCTACCTATGCGAGGGATAGGAACCCATTCGTATGAATCCATATCAATGTCAGGTAGTTCGTACTCACCTGCACTGGGCATTGCTATTGCTTCCATGTTATTTACTTCCTGTAGCCACTAAGCTACTATTTTATAGGGGAAGCAGGAACACTATAAGCCACTCATTATCATTATATTATCTTAGGCGTAAGTGCTTAGTGTTCCTGCTAATCTTGTTTAGGTGGTAGGAGCATTATGCCCCCTGTTGTTTTAACTTCCACCTTCTCTGTCTTTGCAAATCCTGCTCTATCCATCATATCCTTAGCAGCATTCATCTTATCTTTAATTCCTAACTGTGTAGGATCACGCATTGCAGACACCATAGCTGTTGCAGCCTGAGGTGCGTTACGAGCAATGTACATCTGCGTATGATCTGCTATCTCGTCCTTCAAAGACTTAACGATAGAGGTAGTAGATGTACTTGTAGCATAGCCAGCTAGCTTCTTAGCTTCTGTGATAGACCCGTTAGCCTCTTCAAAGAGTACCTGTAGGAATAACTGCTGCTGTTCTGATAGTGTTCTCATAAAGTCTCTTTCTTTCTCTTTTCAAAGAGGTTAATAGCCATGTTGATCTGCTTGAATGTGTAGCGTTTGCCTGTCCTTGCGTGTAATGCTTCTCTTACGTAGTACGTAGTAGAGTGAGGCAGGTCTGCTTGCATCAATTTGTTCTGATTGAGCATCTTATACATCTTTTCAAGAAGCATCTCATCAGTTCGTGTATCCATTACATCCGTTGATTCAATCATGTTATACAGTTATATCCATTTTAAGTTAAATGTCAAGCTTTATTTACTATTACACTACAATTTAGTTCATATAGACTAACATTTAGTTCATAGCATTCAAATTACAATACATTTATAGTGTTTGCGATCTAGGGTTTTGAGTGTGGCACCTTAGGTGTTGGCGATTTAGCCAACTAGAGGCTACCAGTTAAGGTGTTTGGCAGATAAGCCATTTAGAGGAAGGTACTTTAAGTGCTTTTTCCTTTACTAGGGGCAGTTAGGTAAAGGCATTTAAGTGCTAGGAGGTAATCTCCTTATATGAACACCTTAAGTGAAACTAACAAGACAGTTATACCATTAGGTATTGAAAATGTCAAGCTCTATTTACTAGGGTGTCGCATTTAGGTACGTACATGTCCCGTGTGAACCTTCTATGATCGTAGCTTCTCTGTGTATAAGCCTGTGTGTATGTGTATAACTATGTGGATATCTTCTGTGTTTTACCTAGAGTGGTTTACAGACTCATTTTCACCTTCTGTGTATTAGCACATATATACTAACGCATGTAGGGGTGGTGGCCCCTGCCCACAGGTGGCTGATCACTCGCTATATCGTGCGCATTATGCATAGGATATCGCATACACATGCATTAAACATCGAAGATGTTGCACTTTATATGCTCCACAGCCCTTATATACTCTGTATATGGTAAGTGATTACCTAACATGGAACATATTCAGTGCCGCACCAAAGGTGCCGTGTGTCATGCGAGAGAGATTTCGAGATTATGGGACTACAAATAGACCCCACCAAAGGTGTTACAGATACTACCCCCCAAATGGCATCGGTCATCGAAGATGCAACACATACACATCACGACATGTTGAACAATGATATTGTTTAAGGCTGTCTCCTAGTTGGATTATTTGATGCTTACCCTTTAGGGTAGTTCTAGTCGGGGAGATCCCCAACCTTACCCTTTAGGGTAGAAAATAAGTGGAAAATAAAGCTTGACAACGGCTTCCACTTAGTATTACTATGTAATGGCCAAAACGGCAGGGCAATTCAGCCCAACAACGAGTAATAACGGAGTTATACCATGAAAAATCAAGCAATCGCAACTTCAACTACCCTAAAGGGTAACCCAGCTTCTTCGACTAAGATCAGCACTGTGTTGATTCCCAAAGGGAATACCGAAAAGAAGGTCTATACCATCGAAGATGCTGCATCAGACTATGAAAAAATCACGAAGCAACGTAGCAGAAACCTAAAGGTTTTCATCAAAATTGGGTCGATTCTCAATGTCTTGCGAGATGAACATCTCTCTGACAAAGACTTTGGCGATGCAATAAAGAAAACCGTCTTATCGAAGATAAGTGCAAGAGATCGTTCTGACTTCATGTGGCTTTCAGCCAACCAAAAAGCAATTGCTGCTTTCAAGGAAAGCCATGACATTACATCCTCATCACCTGATTATCTTCGTAAGAAGATGAGACAAGCCGACAAAAAAGCAGCCGAAGCGAAGCTTAATATTGTCGA